GAGCAAAGTCCAGATCACCCTTACGGCGATACGGGATCAATCTGCCTGGTCCCCAATCGTTGGGAGCTTGACCAACTGGGTGAAGGATGGGAGGTAAAGTAGCTAGGCTGTTGCGGTCAACTCGTGAGTCACGCTCAACCTTAACTTGGTTTTGTAGACCGCGTAGGATAGATGGAACAGTAGTTGTGTCATATAGACGTTTGCTGTCCTCAGATAGCTTTGTAACTACTACAGGGTAGTCTTCGTATCCATTGAGTAGTTCAAACTTAGCATATCCTGGAACTTCTTCGTTACCATTGAACTCTTTGTGGAATACTGTGCAGTAAATGCCTTCTGCACCATCTTCTGGGTCAATGAGACGTTGGTATGCATAGCAGATTTCTACTAGCTCGTCTGCCTCATACGCATTGTCTGCTAGGCTTAGGCTGCGACGACCTTCTTGCTCACGCTCAATAGAGTCAATGTTTACACCTCTATACTTGGATATGATGTAGTCTACAAAGTCTTCGTCCCATCCGTCAGTAACTACCTTATTCTCTAGCTCCTGCGGTGTGTAGTAGGTCTTCCAGAAGCAGTAGGGTGCGCGTTGCGGGTCAGTGACGTATGGTGGGAAAAAGAAATCACCATCTGGTGCAAGTGTCTTAACGTCAGGAGCATTGACTTGCCTACGAACGATAGGTAGTTCAGCAACTCCAGTCTTTCTTAGTTCACGCAATGCCTTCTTAGCACGCTTCTTCGTTGTTCCCTCAAAGGTTGCTTGGAGCAAGGCAACTAGCTGTTCGTCATCGTTGCCGTTCTGTATAGCGTCAGCAACGTCGGGACTAACCTGTGCAATTTGATTCAAATCCAGTTGTTGCAGGATTCTACGATCTTCTTTCTGCCAACCAATATATGTAATCAATATACCTCGCTCAAGCAAATAATTAGCTCCTAGCTCCATCTCACGGTGGAACCTAGGTATGTATCCAGAAGATACCATCCACTTCAAGAAACCAGACACTACTCGGCTACGAGCAATGTCTCCGCTTTCTACTGGGAATGCCCTGACGTTTGCACGGTTTAGGGATGCTATAAATAATGATACTAGCCTTGTGATGCGCTCATCAATGAGATGGCACTCCATGTCGGACGCACCCTCCCAAGGAAAAGCGTCAGCTCCGTGCTTACGGTGGTCACGGCTCTTGCCTGGCCAGAAGTTTCTGCGGTCATCGTAGGATGTGCGGCAGAGGTCAAAGTATGATTCTAGTTCAACAACCGTTTGGTCGTAAGCTAGACGGAGAGTCTTAATATCTGGCTCGTCCTGTAAATATGTGAGAGACTCGGAAACGCTATCAGTTATCATGTTTTGGTTCTAATCTTTTGTGTACGGATTTTAACAACCGAATTGTATAAGTAGATGATACGCCTATTGTATCACATAGCTCTGCATTTGTCATTGGCACTCCTGTCTCGTGCAATATGTATCGTCTCAACATTTCCCAAGCGGCAAATCTATCCACTTGTTCCCTACACCAATTGCGATTTAATGTGATGTCACTTTCCTTTTCGCACATATCTGTAGCTAGTTCCAACGTGGTCTGATATTGCTTCAAAGGTTATTTCCTTGCCTATCAACTTACCCTGCCATTTGCGGGGGACAAGCATTGGAACTTTCTTACCAATCTCTTTGTTAAATACGTAGTTATACCGAGGGTTGGGACACTCTGTTAAAACACGACCAATGTAGTGCTTAGGTATAATCTCCTCAATCATAAAGGACTCTTCTAGGATGGCTGTGCCTTCCTCGTTGACCCATGTATTCTTTCCTTTACCTGTTAATGAACCTTCAGGTAGCTTGTCCTGTGCTATTTCCATAGCGTCTTCAAACTCCACCTCTTGTTCAAGTGCGATCTGCGTTAATTTCTTTTTAGGCATTAGTATCCTCCTTTTCCTTTAGTTGTTGTTTCCATATTATTTGTTGAAAAGTGATCTGGTCCCATTCCACCATTAGCCATGCGTAGGTATCTAAGTAAGTCAACGAAGTCCTTGAGTGGCTCGTCTCGTTTACCTTGGTGACCCCAGTTTAGTAGGCTGTATATTAAATTACCGCAGGACTCGTGTATGGACAGCAAAGGTCTGTTGCTTTCGTCTACTGGCAGGTTTGGGTTGTATTTCATCCATTCGTCAATGGCTGCAATGCCAGAGTCAATGTCGGCTCCGTTGGATGGGACAAAGAACATGCCCTTGTCGGCAAAGCTTTCAAATAGGTCAGAGTTGTCTTCGTTCTCGCGGGCAAAGTATCTGGAGTCACCGATACGCTCAAAGACATCTACACCTAGCTCTTCCTCAATCATACGGAACTCATCGACGTAGGACTGTACATCGTATCCAATCTTTTTAGATGCTGGACCAAACTTCCAACGTGGATCACCAAAGATAGCCCACTCGCCGTAAGTGTCACGGTCGGGCCACTCTCTAAGGACAGTTACATACCCCTTGCTATCTACTGCTGCCCACAGAGCCACGTAGTTCCTTGCACCAGCGGGGTCAACCACCTGGTAGACGGTATGAGTCTTTTCGCTAATAACGGGTAGTTTGTCGCAAGTGTGGACGCTTGTGTTGAATGATGGGAACAGTGTGTTCATGCTCTTGACTGGTATGCCATACGCTCGGGTCAATACTTCGTCTCTAGGACTGTTCTGTAACTCCTTGCGTATACGCTCATACCCACCAAACGGGTTTAGCTCACTGTGGAAGTAAACAATCCCTGCATCCTTAGACTTGCTGTATTGAACAAAGGGAACCTCCTCGTTGTCCAGCAACTCTGCGTTACGTGTCTTACGGGTCTCTGCATCCTTTAGGAACGAAGCTACGAACGGCGTGTAGCCATCAATAGGGGTAAAGGTCATCAGCATCTTAGAGTTACGGGTGACCAAACGGAAGCGCATGGTGTTTACCAAGTCTCCCTCCTCTAGATACTCATCAAGCCACAGGCCGATGTTGTGCCACTTGGGTGTCCTGCTACCAATTTCCAAACCCTCAAACTTAGATCGGTTGGCAATAAACTGGGAGTATGTGTGAAAGTAGACAGTAGAACCATTAGGTAAGATGAAGCTAGCACCAGTAAAACCGTTCTTGAACGTGTAGTTCAAATACTCTACGGTAGACTTGGACTTCTTCTTTAGCTCTGGTGGTAGGTAATTATAAACTGCACGTTGTTGCACACGCACCGACGCATCGTTGTCCTGAGCAAAGCATACAATCTCAGCGTTAGGGTTCTCTAGCGCAGCCTTAACCACACTCCTAGCCCCCATCTCTGTCTTAGAGCTACGGTTACCACCACTAACAAAGACAGTGTTGACCGTCTCAAAGAACTTGTCTACGTGCTTCCATCCCTCTAGTTCAAAGCCGTAGTGTAGAGGGTCACTCTCTGCTGAACGTATGCGCCCTTCGTGAGCTTCGTGCAAGTCTGACAGAAGCTTAGGGTCAGCCTCACCTAGAAGAACTATCTCTTCGTCCGTAGGGGCTTTGATTATTGGATGTTTTGTGAACTCAATAGTCATTCTTCTTCTGCTGAATTATCGGAATCGTCCTCAAACTCCCACTGAATCTCTATGTTTTCGTCACTGATTTCTTCCTGCATCTCACGTAACAGCATCCTTCCTGCTGGCAGATGGTTGTAGTCATAGAATAGTTCTCCCTGTTCATCCATAACAATGAAGCAATAGTTCTCAAAATGTTCTCCCAGTATCCCACGTATCTGGTCATAGATCGGTTCGTAGCTATCGTCTCCGATTGACCTAGACATCTTGAACCTCGGCCTCTATCATCTTTGCTTTAGCAATTCGTTCCCTAGCTGCCTTGATTGTAGCCTCGTAGTCGTCTTGGGTAAATACCTTTTCCTCCCTGGTGATCTGAGACGCTTCACCACGTGCCGTCATGCTTTGCCTATGGCTAACCTCAAGTATCTTGTTCTTCGCTTGTAGAGCCTTAGAGAGGGCTTCAACCGCCTTCCAGTCTTCTTCCTCCTCTGCCTTACAGATACGAGCCATGGTATCACTCAGACCCTCTGATGTGTCCATGTATATGCCGCCACTAATCTTACCACCCTCTTCCTTCCAGTCTCCTATATGGTCACACCAGTCAGACTTCAACCTAGCCACTGTGCTAGTAGAGCAACCCGTAAGCTCCAGAATCTTCTTACCACTTGTCCCTACTGCCACCAGCATCAAGACCTCCTGCGCCTTAGCAGGGTTACCAACACTCAACGGAGGTCTACCGCTGCCTTTTGGCTCCCACGACTTTACAAAGCTATTGACCGACTCAGAGATGGAGTTCGATAGGTTGGCTAGGGTTTGTTCATTTTCTTCACTCATCCTTATATACCATCCGTGTCTTGACTCCACCCTTACTAGACTTAACTTCTATACCCTTGGGTTTACCAGACCAGTTGATCTGAGACCAGTTCTCTTCCAACTTCTTATCATCCCTATTTAATTGCCTGGGTTGGCTTCCTTTAGTAGACATAATCCAAAGCCAATCATACTTACCATAATTTGTCAACCCCCTATAAATGAGCAAATTTGACCACACCTCTGGTCATTTTTGACCACTACATTTTATGGCACTTCTGTAAGTCCTTGATAAAACTCTCATACTGGTCAATTTTGACCATTTATACAAATTGGCACGGTTCTTGCTATAATACTTATTCAGTCAACCATCGGAGCAAGCGTGTAAGCCCAAGTCCTATAGTCCCCCACTATGAGTTGTAAAAATACGGGTAGGCATAAAGGAGTCCTAACGGACGTAAACGAACAGTGTTCTGACAAACGGTGTCCCTGATGCTTAGAGGTTGGATAGCCCTGATGACGCCATGCAAGCTAGCCATAAAATATTATCAACGGAGTGTATTGACTTAACTACCTCCACTTTCGTAAACCGTTGATATTAGCCCTAGGGGCGAAGCTGTGTCTACGCAAAAGCACCTAACGTATATAGAAGCCTCGCAGGAATATATTTTTTTATAGGGCGGTGGATGTATATACATATCTGAGTAGCAGACGTTTGCTGACCGCCCCCACCCCTGTCGAAAAAATGCGCACTTGCATGGATTGCTTGCGGTTTGCTTAACAGATTGCCGGCCGGCTCGCGCGCATGGAATTCTTTTTATTCTTTTCGGGAGGGATACATTCTTACATCTAATTTGCTAGGCCGAATATATGGTAGATAAAAAAAGTTAAGATTTATTTAAAAAAGGTGTTGACACGTAGCAATCTACTCAGGTAATGTTTGTGAATCGCAAGCAAACTGCTAAGCGAAATTCAAACCTAAAACAGTATATACCACTATGAAAAATTCATTCCTTATGCCAAACGCTAGCCATGTATTCAAACAATTCGACAAAGCTCGCAAGTCGGGCGATTTGTCTGCTAAAGAATTAGAAGTCTTACTCTACAAAGCTTTGTTCCTTTTAGAAGCGACTGAAGCCGAAAGAAATGGCCTTGAATCCGAATTAAAGTGGGGAAAATGTGAACCATTTTGGGAAGGCCAAAAATAAAGCTTAGAACCCTTCAAACCCTTGCCCGCCTTCTCATTTGAGTCGTGCGGGTTTTGGGGTAGGCGAATGAATCGCCCGAAACCTAAAACTTATGATCGACAGACAGACAGATTTATTAGACGGCCTGACTAGCAAGGAAATCCTAGGCTTTCTTACTGAGCACTATCCCGAAGGTTGGAAAGCCTACGGCCTTAAATGGGAAGGTCGCTCAGTTAAGCAATGGCAAGCTGGACGTAAGATTACTTGGAAAAGTAACACGAAAGGCAAGTGGGCGGTATATTGCCCGCTTACGGAAGTTAAGCTTTTAGACTTAGGCAACCGCCTAGAATTACGCATTGGCAACATTAGCCAATTTATAAACTAAACTAAACTAAACTAAACTAAACAAAGGAAAAACAAATGAAATATATATTCATAAACTATAAAAACGAAATTATTCACACCGAAGAAACGACCACACCCGAAGAAACAGAAAGCTTTTTAATTGCAATTGGTTTCGAAGTGGGCGGTTTTCAACTAGCTAAATAAACCATAAACAAAGGATAAACAAATGATCGACCTAACATACAAGACAGACGCGCTTTGCGCTACGTTCTACGTAAACAGTAACGACGGCCTAAGTGCTTACAAGACACTGGTTGAAACAAACGGAAGCGCAACGGTGTATCTAAGCCAATTAGACAGCACTTTATACCAGCTTAAGCAAGCGGGATATAAGACAAGGCGCACGCCTAACAAGGCGCAAGCAAGTGACAAGTCATTTAATGCTAGCGACGCGGCTTTACTTGAAAAGCTTTTAGCGTAAACATAAACTAAACAAAGGAAAAACAAATGAAAATCAAATCAAAGTATAAAGCAAACCAAGTTGCGCAAAATCCAAATGACAAGCTGTGGTATTGCGTAGGGCACACGGGCGGCAAGTATTGGATGCCATTAAGTGACGGATTCAAGACGCAAGCGGAAGCCGACAAGTGGCGCAAGTTGCAAGTCAAAGTCGACAAGGCACACCTTGCAAGCGTGTTAGGTTGCTCGTTTGATAAAGTTGCCGCCTACCAGTAAAAAAACCTTGCAATCTATAAAAGACAAAGAGAAAAGACAAACGGCACAAATGCCAAAAACTAAAAACCAATAAACTAAAAACTAAAATGCAAACATTACATATTACAAAAAACGCAATCCTTGACAGCACGAAACGCCTTAAAAATTCTACCAATGGCAACCCGCGCTACTCTTTCAACTTCGACGGCTTAGGAATAAGCGGCACGAATCAAAGCGACGCGGGTTGGATTTACGGAATAACGCCTAGCAATCTTGAAGGCATGCCAGTAACCGTCGAATTTCACCATACCAAGAGCGGGCGCGTTGTTATTGACAGCGTCGAGTTAATCAAAGTAAAGCGCAATGGCAAGCTACTGAGTGAAAGCGAAACTTTAGAGCTTATTAAAAAGCACAACTAATAAACATAAACCACACACACAAACCACAAACCACAAAACAAAATGAGAAAAGTAACAAAACAAATCGCAAACGCCTTCGCACAAGGTGAATCAAAGGCAGTAGGTAATACATGGACAGACGGGCAAGCTGTCTATTTGCATGGCAATAAAATCACGGAGCGAACCGAAGATGGCATTTTTATGACTTTGGCGGGTTGGAACACTACCACAACTCGCGAGCGTCTCAATGGCATTGCACAAGTGCTAGGGTTTGACATAAGCTTTAATCAAAAAGACTTTGAGCCTTACTTGAACGGGTCTATCGTTAACCCTACTGAGTGGGTAAAAGTTAACTAGCAAAGCAAATCCAACCTTTCGCCCTGAGTGCCCTTATACGGGTCTCAGGGTTTCGAGGTAGGCAAAGATGCCTATAAACAAACAAAACGCCTTTAAGGGGCATTTAAACGCCATTAAACGGCACTCAAACCAATAAGCAAACCATGAAAACGAAACAATATAAAGTAATCATTCAATACTACGGTAGCGACGCGGAAGACGTAATGCTATTTGATGACAAAGGAAAAGCCTTTGACGCTTACTATCTCGCAGATTTTGACTCGT